CTTTTTCAGGTTCAAGCAGCATACGTTGTAAATCGGTTGTACTGCCAACAAATACATTATTATTGGTTATTCTCTTAGCTTCGGTTGCTGCTTTAGTATCCGTAGCTAAATCTTTCTTGTTCTTCTGTAGAGCCATAAGCTTATCGGTAGTATCACCTATGTTCTTTATAGACTGTGATAGTACTTCGAATGCTCGGGGGTGTTCGGATTCTCTCGCAAGTTCAGCAAGGACGTCTAATGAACCCACACCCTTATTGATTAAATCCTTATAAATCTTTCTGGAGAATTCGTAATCATCTTTGATTTCCTTATGATCGACAACTTCTTGATCAATAGGTTTTGTGGGGAGGTTCTTACCTAAAGAGGCTTGTAATTTTTCTCGTTTATCCATCATATTCTTCATACCAAGTTAAGTTACAGTCACTGTTACCGTATAGTTATCGTCTTCATCAGCAGAAGATGGTGAAATAGCAAAATCCATTTCTTCCAATATATCTGATCCACCTGCATTACTATTCAGGTCTATGTTGACGGTCCTAATAACACCTTGATTGCCTGTAGGCCCAAAGAATTTCATCTTCATAGTAAAGTCTAATTGATATATTAGAGCTCTTCTGGTCTGGTAGTCGCCTTCATATTCGTCACTCATAGTAACACCGGTTAGTATGATAGGCACGTCTTGTTTATATGCAAATCCGCTTACTGGGTTAATAGTTAAGTTATACTCTGGCTGGAAGTATGGGAGAATCTGTTCTACTACTTGTAGTCCATCATCCTGATTTTTAGTTAGAATATACAGAGACACATTAATATTATATGCCACTTGATGTTTAATTGTTTTCTTTTTAGTAGCATCTGATGCATGAGATTCTATTATAGTATTTCTTTTAGCAAGTTTCTGTGTCGAATCTAATTCAAGACTGGTTATCTCAAACCCCATTCTAGGCAATTTAACAGCCATAGAAGCATTAGAGCCAGTGTCTTGGTCTATCCTAGATAAGAACTTTTGTTTGGGCCCATAAGCAAGTGGAACCTTAACTTGGCTTATAATAGACCCGTCAGCCTTGGATCTGACAACATTAATATTGTTAAATAGTGTTCCAAAGACTGCGACAGCCTTTCTCATGGTTGAATGATAGAAATGATTACCGAACATTAATAGGTCTCCGATGGGTCGCCGAATGGATTGGATTCAGAGAAGTCTATAAATGAATCTCCACTAATTTCAAAAGCTACGTTCTGAGCATTTCCGTCATTAGCAAAGGTGTTAGTACTATCAGCAACATCATACACCTTAGTTATATGGCAAGTAGAACCACTTTCAGCACCGACCAAACCTATAGTAGGTGATACTATAAACTCTGTCATTGTGCCAGAACTTCCTGTAACTCCGATATTAGATATACTCACGGTTGCCGTAGTATCGCCCGACTTCGTGACTGTTGCAACTTCACCGGTTACTACTATACCAGTAGCTACTGTCTGTGATACAAGCTCACCTTTAACGAAGTGGTTTCCACCTATGACAGTTAAATCGACCGTAGTTGTATATGCAGATTCTTGTGATAAATCATCTATTAGGTCATTGCCTGTTTCAAAATCTTCATCAGAATATTCAAATAATGCACAAGTAAGTTTATATACTGGCAAGTTTGATAGTTGATAGAACGGTGTTTCATGTTCTACAAATGATATTTCAAAGAATTTATTGGTCATGGGTAGGAATATAATATCCCCTTCCATAGGCTTGATACTGTTTACACTGTTATTCCATACACCAACGAGTTTATTCCATTGACTTCTTGATATAATGAATGTAGCTTCGTCTCGGATTTCTAAACCAAACTTGGAGTATAAGTCCCCAGCGCCTTCAAATCCTTCTTGATTTTCGATATATGCTTCAATCAGATATGCATCATTAAAGGCTGAGGAAGCATCCTCGCCGAGAATAGTGTCTCTGTTGATTAGAGTCCTAGGGATATAGTAGACGTCTTGTCCAAATATCTTTAGGGATTCTATTATCAGGTCTTCGTAAAGATTCTGTTCAGATTTTACGGCCTGTGAAAAATATACATTTCTAGGCATAGTTTACCCTATATAAAAATCGACTGGTTGTTCCCAATTCAATCTTAGTTCTTCTTCTAATTTAATGAGCTCTTCTTTAGCATCTTCAAAGAGTTGACGACCATTGAATGTTACACCACCTGGCATTTGCATTCCTTCAAACTTTAATAGGTTTTGGCCCCACTGTTGTTTAATAAGTGCTGTAGCATATTTCTTTAAAAAGTAATCATTGTACACTTCAGCATAACTCGCGGGATCTATTACTCTATAGCATTCCACTACAACAAACTGGCCGACTAACACTTCTGCTTCCCAATTCATATCAACTCGGAGTTGATTCTTATGTCTATCAAAGCTTATATGTTTAGTGCCGTTATCAATGATATTATTTAATAATGCTAACCACTGTTGGCTCATGGCATAATCAACTAATGATCCTAAGAACCCAAGTGAGTGTACATCGTTTAAGCGCATTTGATATTGAGCATCAAACATACTATTAGTATTTGAATCACTTATTGGCATAATCTGCACAACATCTGTTATCAATGAATTAAGCGGAAGATACTTATTTTGAATATCACCAATCGTGATACTTGATATTACTGCAGTAGTGGTACTAGTTGTCCCAGTGATAGTCTCGCCGCTAATAAAGGCAATATCATCGAGGTGTGTTAAATCCTTATATACGATTGTTGAAGCCGCATTAGTGTGAATGAATGCAGTAGCACCTGATGTTGAACCAGTTATGACTTCACCTGCACTAAAGTTGGCTGCAACTGCAGTAGTAAGTAGTAATGAGCTTCCAGTAATTTTATGTTTTAGGAAAATCTTTTCTATGGCATCAGCGTGATATGTTTGATACAGCTGTAACGCTTCATCGATTCTATCGCCGACTTGATCATCGTCCACATTAATTTCAATCACCGGTGATCCTAAGGATCGCAAACAGTAATCTATTAATGTGCTTCTTGAGTTAGGCTGAGCCATGTTAATTCTCCGTATATAGTTGTATTTATACTCATAGCAAAGCTACTATTATTATTTATACATTTAAACCGGTTGTGGATGCGCAGTTTATGCTTCTTTCCAACTAGCTGCTTCTACTTCTGCGTCACTTTCCGTACTATAGAATTCTATAATAGGATCGTTCCAGGCGGGGTCACCTAAAGTTCGTTCACTTTTAATTAGTCTAAATCTAAGATCGGGGTCCTGTACAATGATAGTTGTCCTTTCCATTATTTGTTATCCAATTGAGTTTGTAAGTCTTCTACTTTAGCACTTAGTTCTTGCACTGCCTTTATAAGTGGAGCAATTAACTGGTCATATGACATACCATGAAAGTCATCATACTTATCGGTCTTTTGTATATCTAAACCACCAAAGGTATTTTTATCTATGCCGTATTTTTCAACAGTTTCAGCAACTTGTTGTGCTATTAAACCTTGGTGTTCTCTTTCATCTTTACCTTTGTTCTGCTGTTCTCCATCAATCCACTTATAACTGATAGGTTTTAAGTCTTTAATAAAATCAAGACCTAAAGTAGTTTCTTTAATTTCTGTTTTTTCTCTTTCATCAGAAGTTACTATAGAACCATTAACAGCATATATAGCTTGCCATCTATGAGAGCTATCGCCTATGTAACCAACGTTATCTGTGTTTGGCAAGATTCTATTAGTTGCGGAAGTACCATGGCAGGTTAAACCATTGAAATTTTCCGTAGTACCACCAGGATTCCACCTCATGGATGTTGACACTACTCCACCCGTTGTAGCTCCATAGAAATTCGCAACTCCATTGTTGGTGAATCTAAAGTAAGCTTGCCCAAAGTTGGCATTTGGCCGACCCATGAAATACTGAGAAGTCCCTGATTCATTATAGTTATTGTCTACGTTATAACCAAATCCACCACCGTCCCAAGTTAGGCCCGGTTCTGAACACCAGGTTTGCATTGTAACTTTTCCTGTACTTGCTCCGTTTACATTAGCAGGCAATTCAACCCTAGAAGTAGTTGTTCCATGGGTACCTATCACGTGAAGTCTAGTAGCCGGTATAAGAGCGGCCCCTGCACCACCCGACCCACCGATAGCAACATGGCCTGTGTGACCATGTATAAACATTACTTCACCATGTGTAGCATTATTTACTTTAGTTTTAAACGAAATAGAGCCGTTTAGCGAGGTCGCGGAATCAGATCTACCATAGTTTGAGATTGTTAGTCTTTCTGCACCAGATGTGTATTGTACTAATGCTCCGTACGTTCCTATTGCTTGCGATGCTAGTTC